GCTCATGACCATAGAATTTATATTGTAGATAGCATCCGCATCTCTTCTCGCTCGATCTCCCATGATTCCTCTCTGGATAGGATGATTCGCAAGCCACTCAATCTTCTGGATATACTCAGACTCATCTGATGCGAGAAAACCATCGAAGCCATTGTCTATGATAGTGCGCTCAGCCGGGTTGTCCATGCAGACCGGAACAACCCCGGCGCACATCGCCTCTCCGAGTACTTGTTCCCCTGTCCCGTAATGATTTGCCCTTAAAGGATACCCGAATAGATCAAAACCTGCAATATAAGGAGCCACATCATCGACCTTGCCCACAAACGTGAATTTACCATTGCTCTCCCCCCCTATGTTGTTTTCACCCACTATTATGAAATGAATGTTCGGAACCCTTATCGAGTTGCAGATGTCCAAGAACTCCGGATGAATCTTTTTAAAGTCCACAGTCCCCACGTATCCGACGTTGAATCCTTTATGGGGAACCGGCACTATCTGAGAGAACCGCTTCATGTCTCCGCAGCTCCAGATGAAGTTATCGAACTGCTGTATCGGAGACACCCCAAGGATAAGGTCGGGATACGCAGCCACCTCTGGTTTTACCCAGTAGTGCTTATGGCACCAAAAGACCATCCTGCTCTCCGGGAGTTCAATCGAAAAAAGGCGCTTAAGGAAGTCGCTATCCCAATAATGCACCACTACGATGTCGGCTTCCTTGATGAGCAATATGAGAAACTCTGCGTTTTCAATCATGCGACTGAAAATGAAGAATTCCTTTCCAGAGGTAAACGCCCTGACCTTATTGTTGGCATAATCGAGACACGCAACATTATGGCCTTTAACCCTGTCGAGCCATGCTGTAATCACTGTCCCGATTCCGCCGCCAAGATGGGGCGCGATATGCAGAATCTTCATTTAAACACCTTCCTTATATCGACCCTCTTTTGATAATGCTTCCCAAGGATATACCGGAGCGGGTTATACCACTTGCGTGACCCGAATTTTACACAAGCAGTTCCGAAACGCATAGCATCTGTAAGTACACGTCTGACGTTCACCATATCCTCCTCATTCCAAAAACAAGTATTGTCTTGTCCCTTAATATTTTAAGTTTTATCTCCCATCCCTCGTGAACCTCTGTGTGCATAGGCACGAAGCACGTCCGAATCCTGTCCCACAAGGTCGCCTTGATGGGAGCGAATTCTAACAGTCTGAGCCGTTTGTTCTTTTTCTTCTTTGAGCGCTTCATCCGTTAGCCCTTTCGCACATAGGGCAAGCATTTGGCTTACAGTCTCTGATATATTTTTTTATTGTCGGACAAGTCCCGTTGTTTATGTGCCTGACCTTAACCCATTTAGTATTCTTGGAATATACAGCATCGCAATATGGGCAATGCGCCAAGTTAGGATTGCTTTTCATCCATTCGGGCGGTGCATACTGCGCGATTGCTTCTCCGAAATAAACCCTCATCGCTTTCTCTCCTTTGGCGTACAATAAATATAGGCTCCTTGCCCCATCCACGCTGTCATTCTGAAAGCGAACTTGTAGTCCGCAAGATTTTCCATCAGGAAAAATGGAATCTTCCATAGTCCGTCCGGAGAATGGTAGCAAGCCACCTCTATCGTCGGGCGATACTTCTGGAACAGATACATATTTTCTACAAGCGTCTTGAGTTCGCGCCCTTCGTTGTGAATACTTATCCGCTTCATCGGAGCATCATCAAAGTAAATGACTCTCTGGCGCTTCCGAATATCGGCAAGGGTTGATGGAAGACATCTCTTTTTAAGAAGTTTCATATCCACTTGCTCAAAATGGGTCGTTCTCCATCCCACGAAAGAACGGTAGTGAACCTGTGATTTCCTGTCGAGCCCGCTGAAGATGGTATCGCACTGGTCTTCCTCTTTTATCAGCAAGTCTCTCCAAGCAACCGTCCAGCCGTTATGAATGCCTATCCGGGGATAGGCTTCGATTATTTCCCACACCGGGACTATATCTTCCCATCCAGCCTTATGCAGAGGCGCTATAACTGAACCATATGGCTCGGTAGCCACGCAGATAGCCAGAAGCACATCCTTTGGAAGCGCCTTGAAGGAGCACGTCTTGTCCAGCACATAGGCCGGGCGTATTTTCAGTTCGCGGAATATCTCTCCGGCAAGTGCGCCCAGCTTTCCCCCGCCGTATAATGCCAATGGCCGGTCAACTCTTCTTGGGTTCATTCCATCTTCTCCAGTATCGCTTCTGCGTATGCGTCAATATCATCACAAGCCCCATACGCAAGTTGCTGGCATGTTGCACAGAAGCTCAAGAGGCTTCTTGCTTTTGTCAGGTGCAGGATTCGATAGCCACGCAAAATCTTTCCATCCCAAATACTTTTAAAAGATTCCGCCTTCAAATCCCCCAAAGTCATTCTCCGCGACCAATCCAAGAAGCAGGCGCTTACAGTTCCGTCTGAATTAATCGCAAGTGAGTAGAATAGATACGGGCACACCTGAACCTCTTTTATCTCCTGTCCGTATATACCAATGTTCCCATACTCAATTTTAACGTCAAACTCAGGCCAACACGGACTCAGGTGTTCGATGAATATCCTGTCCGAAATATCCCCGAAGTCTTTCATGAACTTAAGCTTGGCGCTCTCGTTCATGCTGTCACCGATTGTTTTCACATACACCTGACACTTGTCGCGGCTGTTATCATAAAAATGCTTCACGTTTTTTACATATGCCGGAGTGTAAGTGGCGGGGACTGACACAAATATCTTGTCAAGCCCGGCTTTAATGATTTGATTGTTCAGCGTCGGCCTCAAAAGGCTCCCGTTAGTAGTCGTATCCACTTGTCCGAATCGACCGGATTCTTTTGCATATGAGACCATCGAGGGGAATTCCGGATTCAGCAAGGGCTCTCCATGAGCGTAAAGTCTGAGCGTCTTAACAGGGTCTGGCATATCGCATAAGTCGTCTATGATCTTCTGGAATAGATAGTATTGCATAAGCTGAGGCTTCTTATATTTAAGCGCCTCGCCCGATCCCGTGGGGCACCACGAACACTTTGCGTTGCAAATATCCGATGGGTCAAGGAACACAAGATATGGAGTAGACAGCGGGATAACGGTTTCAAGTTTCGTGCGGCCTTCAAAATCAATTCTCGGTTTCAGTTCGGCTTTCATCCTGAACTCCTTTGTGATGTAGGCTATAGGTTTCTTTCTTTTGGTGACTTCGATTCCTTCGGATAGATTAGACAGCTCTCTTGAGAGATTAATGCGAAGTGTTTCAAGCGGGATTGTTCTCATGATTTCCAAATATATCAACCTTAAGGTTCTGTCAAGTAAAATTATGCAAAATGATGTAAATAAAAATGCCATGCTCCGTACACAGCAAAAAATCCTATGGCGTATATCAATAGTGTCACCAGCATAATAATGAGTCTATCTTTCATTTCGTTACCTCCACCTCGACCTCGTTTAGGTGAATAATCTTCCGGCACTTATTCTTCGTTACTTCGTGCCGTTCCTCAACCGTAATGCCCCGGACTTGCCGATACTCGCTCACCACGATCTGCTCTGGCTCCGGGGAATCACCCGCCAGAGAAAAGAAGAGAAGGAAGGCTATCGCCGTGATAATGTCTTTCATATCCCTTCCTCCAGATAGATTTCCACAAGCTTCTCCCTCAGCGCCAGCAGCTCCCAAGTTCTCCAAGGGCTCCTCAGCATCTTCGAGCGGGCTTCCACCTCTTCATATTTAACGCCCAGTATCTTGCGATGGGTCGCCTCAAGCTCCAGTGGCCGATCATGGTTATGACATTTCCGGGAGAGCGCTACGATGTTTTCGAGGTCATACCGTGTATTCTGACAGTCTCGGTCAAACACATGGGACGGGTCAGAAGCAGCCCTTCCGCAACCACATTCGCAACGATAGCCAGCCCGCGCAAGGACGATTTCCCTGCACAACTTAAGGCATTCCAAATCAAGCCTGCGCCTCTTGTTCATGGGCTCTCCAGAGTCTTTATCTGAATCCATATCCCCGGCGTCCCTTCGGTATATGTTTTCCTCGTGAACTTCTGACAGCAAATTGAATCGTCTTTCCAGAAGAAGCCCTTTAGCGCATCCATAATTAGCTTCTCAAGATTGTCCAAATCCGGCGTGCCTGTGTGCCATGTCGGGCTCGTGGGCTTTAGCTTGTCTTTATTCTTCCCGGTTCCGTAATGGCTCTTCGGCCTTGAGAACCTGAATCCCATTGATACGGTTATCGGCTCGTCGAGCGGAGTCTCTGGCCTGAACTGCATTGCCTTCGCCAGAAGGTCTGCCTTGTCCGTTGCCGATGGGTCGTAGTTTCCCCACTTACCTTTCCGGTGTCGCTTTAAAGCTATCGGATTCCCCGGTATATCAAATTGAATTAACATATGCCCCCTTTACTCTATTCACCATTCGCGCGTGCATTTCTTCTGCGTTTTTACGGGAGCCGCCACATCGCTCCATCTCTCCGTCGTGCTCACCGTCGAACACAAGCGTTTCCCAAACTAAGGGGGAGCTATCGCCCCACGCATGGTCAAGTCCCAAGAAAACTGTCGAGACCCTTGAGCCTCCCACCATCTCATCTGCCACATGCCGGTTTGCTTTTGACATCCACACCCCCCAGTCCATGGGGTCTGTTATAACTTTAGGCTCCCCGTTTTCATCAAGTATATAATATTCGTTCACGTTCATTTCTTCCTCCCTTAGCGCAACTGAGTTGCGTAAAAATCATTAACCACATTCATCAAGTCCTTATCAAGCGACTCGACCACCTTTGCCTTTATCTTCTCCGGCACCCCTCCGTAGAATGCCTCCGCAATCCCCCCGGCGATACACGCCATTGTGTCGGCATCCCCTCCGAGAGATATCGCGTTTACGATAGCTTCCTCGTAAGAATCCGAATCGAGAAACGCTATAATCGATTCCGGGACAGAGCCTTGACAGGTAGTGTTATATTTATATCCCGGCCTTATCTCTGCGATTGTTCGGTCAAGATCGTACCCAAACCGACTACTTATCTCGTCTCTTATTTCTTCCTTATCTTCTCCCCACCGAGCCATATGGATAGCCATAGCCACAGCCTGAGCCCCCTTAATCCCTTCGGGATGGTTGTGAGTAACTTCGGCAGACTTCTTCGCCTGATACAATACTTCGTCGGTAAGCTTGAATGCGAATCCCACCGGAGACACCCGCATGGCCGAGCCGTTTCCACAACTGCCGTAAGGAATGCTATCCCATGTCCGAGACCATCTTTTGAACGCTCTGCCGTAAGGAAGATAGTAATACTTCCGTGCGTACTCTTTGAGCGCCACATCGTAATCCATGTTTGTAAGAATAGCGTCTGCGATAGCCACCGTAAGAATCGTATCGTCCGTGAACGTTGCCGTTGACGGGATAAGAGTGAAGTCGGTGCGCTTCGTTGGGAAAACCTCAAACCGTGCGCCTATCATATCTCCTGCTATTGCTCCGAGCATCACACCTCCCTCGTTGTAAGTTCTTGGAACGTTGTCGTCGCTTCATCCCATCTCATATAGATATTCGCTGTCTGCCCATTCCTATGCTTTGCCAGCTCCCACTCGGCCTTGGTTCTGTCTTCTTCTTTGTGTGTGTGGACATATGGGCGATTTCCAATAAGCACAATGTCCGCCGACTCTTCCAGTTCCCCCGAATTTTTGAGGTCAGAAAGAGTTGGCTTCTTCTCCGGCCTATCATCTGCCTTCCTGTTTATCTGCGCCAGAAGACAGATTGGAATCTTTAATTCCTTCTTCAGCGCAGCGAGTTCTCCAACTATATTTGTATTCTGCTCATAAATAGACTTTCCGGCCCCTCCCCGTATCCGGCTCAACTGATCGATAAAGACAATCTTAATTCCGTTCTTAACCATCTCCCTGATACGCTTGCACAGCTCCTGTATCTTCAGCCCTCCGGTGTCGTCTATCGTCAGGGAATAGTTGTATATCTTTTCCACGGCTTCGTTAATCTGTTTCCATTCCGCTATGGCCAGAGGCTTTCCCGTAGCCGGGCGAATGGAGCTAACTCCAGATAGAGAGGCTATCTGTCGGTCAATCAATTCGTCCGCGTCCATCTCTATCGAAAAGATACCCACCTCCGTGCCGCGAGACGCCATATGCTTTGCCATATTCATCATAATCGCGGTCTTTCCAATACCGGGTCTGGCTGCTATAATGACAAGCTTGGAGCCCCACAATCCCCCCGTGAGAAAATCGAGCATTGGGAATCCGGTCTTTATTCCGAACGGCTTTCCTTTGCTGAATTCCTCGTACTGGTCAAGTCTCTTATTGCATCGCTCAGAGAAAGTGGGCGGTGAATACGCCGAGGGACTCTCTAAGCTTGAGAAGCTGGCACGTGCCTTTAGGATAAGGTCGTTTATGTTGGCCGGGATTATTTCCGTGCCGTGGACTTCATTTGCGATCTCTTGCGCGGCAGCCAAAAGCTTCCTTCCGAGCGAACAGGCTTTGACTATATTAACGTAGTGCTTCACATCTACGGCTGCGGGTTCGTCGAGTATTTTTGATATCTGCGTCGCCCCGCATGCGTCTGTCCCCATCGCCTTCATCTGGGTATAGATGGTCACGGCGTCAATTGGCTCCTTGCGTTCCGCCAGAGAACTAATGGCAGAAAAAATATCCTGATGCGATTTGCGATAAAAGTCCTGAGGCTCCAGAACGTCCAGAGCCTCTGCCGGAGAATCGAGGATACAAGCCGCTAAGAGCCGCTGCTCCGCGTCGATATTCTGAGGGGGTATCTTGTCTATCATGAGATAGCCTCCGTATCCTTTGCTGCGACGACATCCGCGGGCTTCGGTTTTCTTGCCTTCCTGACTCTCCCTTTGGGCGGTTTTTGTGCCAAACAGAATCCCGGTAAGTATTTATTAATAATTGCCCTGACAATCTTTTCGATAAGCCCCTGTTTCCTTTTTGTTTTCATAATTAAATCTCCTTGTTATTTTGGTGCTCCGAGTTCGGTTATTGTGTCGGTCAAGCTGCGCCCAAAGAAATCGGCAACCCTCGATAGCTCGTCTATGCTGAACCGTCCGGTTCGCAGCTTCGAGCCCAGAAGCTGGCGGCTCATACACATATGCCGCGCAAGGTCGGCCTGACTCTTTCTCCGTGTCCTTAAGTTTTTAAGAATGTATCTTGGTATTTTATTTTCTATCAATAGAAACACCTCCCTTTATTTAAACGCTTCTTATCTTCTCGTGCCATTTCCCGCACACACCACAGCGCGTCCACACCTCCATAGCACCCTGCGGATGGTCGCAGCCATCCGTCGTTGGCAACCCCTTGTGCTCCCTAATCTCATTCGCAAGGGCAGGTGTTGGCAGGCTTATGGCTTTTTCAATCCAATCCCCTGAGTCTTCGCCTTTGCAGTATGGAGCTATCATCACAAGCTTCCGTATTGGTATTTCAACGTTCCTCTCTCGGAGAGCCCTTCCGAACAGCTCGGCCATCTGAGCATAGGTCTCGATCTCCCTGCGCTTAATCCCAAGGTCAAGTTCCCGTAAGAGATCATTGGCGTTATGGATGTGTTCTCCGCAGTATCTCCAGATTTTGTTTCGCACAGAGAATCTCCATAAGAGGCCGATTCTTATCCATGCGGTGTCCTTCGCCCTTGCCTCCGCCAGAAACATCTGGGAGACGCTGTGAACTACCTCGCCCCTTTGTTCCGGCGTCATACCCCTAAGATCAATCTTCGCCCCTGTCATAACAAGCGACGTTAGATTTTCGTTTGCTTGAATTTCTGTTACTGAACCCACTGTTTCATCCGGCATATTCTTCTCCTCCCCGTTGTTTGCTTCTTTTATTTATCACTCTTCCCCGCCCTTCGCCCCATCTCTTAAGCGCATAATAAATCCCAGCCGCAGAACACCCCAACCTCTCAGCAGCTTCCCGCTGGGTATGCCCCATTTTTCTTAATTCCAAAATCAAGGCTTTGTTTTTATCGAGCCTACAGCCATTCTTATAGTGCCCGGTATCGCAAAGAAGCTGGCGCACATTTTCCCTCGTGCAACCCACCTGTCTGCCAATCTCAGACATATTTGAGACTCCACTATCCAAGAGTCTGCATATTTGTTTACGGTACTCCTTCATTCGGCCCCCCCTTTTTTTATCGTTTAATCCTTCTGTCTTTACCCGTTAATTCAATTACTTCGCACATTCCCGCAATCCGTGATGCTACCCGGTCGTCCAAGTTATGGGAAATCTGGTCGAGGGACAAATTAGACGTTATAACCGTCTTTTTTAATTCCCTATATCTCCGGTCGATAATTATATTCTGTATCTGGCCTGACCACTCTGTTACCTTTTCCACGCCATAATCATCCATTAACAGAAAATCGACCTCCGTGTACTTGTTAATAATTTCTGCCTCGGTCTCCGCTCCACCCCTATAAGCCTGTTTAATTTCAAAATACAGGTCTGGGATGGTAATAAAAATCGGAACTGTGTTTTTTATCAACCGTGGCTGTATCCCTTCTGAAACTTCATACATAACTTGTGACAGCTGTTCCCGCATAAGGGCAACGGCCAAATGTGTTTTCCCGCTTCCCACGCCACCCCAAATAAACACTCCTTTGCCTTTATATTGCTGAACAGCCGTAGAAAAATCAGATAGTTTTGCATCAATAAACATCAACGGAACTCCCTTTCTGCGCAGGCATTCCCTTCCCTTCTCCGGGGTGAATGGAAGGTGTTTCAGTTCCGTCTGGCTCGTTGCGAAATTTCTTACTAAGTGCTGTGAAGTGCTTATCGTCTGGGTCATATTCCCTTCCGTCCCGTCTTTTTCCTTTTCCATTATTTCCTCCCTCTTTTAACTGGTAGACGTTCGTCCATCCGGATTGGATAGAGGTGTTTAATACGTCTACTGGATTGTTTTTAAATTCGTCTCTGAGTTTTCTTAGCTTACCGACAATTAAATTCAGGGCGTAAGATGTGTTGGCAGCCCTTTTCATTTTTCTCATCGCCAGATACTCATTCCATGTTTCCTCAGGAATCCATTCCGGCAAAACAAAGGGTGGACTATTCTTTATGCCGCTCCGTTGCGCTTTTTCACCCTTCTCCGGTATATGTATATCAGAGGCTTTTATTATTATATTCTTTATATTCTTGTTAATGGATAGGGGTTCCTCGCGCGTTCGTCGCGCGTTCATTGGGTCTTCGTTGGCGTGTTCATTAGCGCGTTCGTAGTTCTTTGGGTCTTGATAAAAATCATAATTACAAACAGTTATAATCATACCGCGCGGTGTCTTCGTTAGCGTTATCATTAGCGCGTCCCTGAGGGTCTTCATGGTGTGCTTCATTGCATCTTCATTGTAACGCTTAATTCTAAACCCAACTTTCCACGATAAATCATCTCTAATCTCTTGATATGTCCGGAAAAGCTGCCCCCTTTTGAGCGTAAATCCTTCATATTTTTTTTCTGTGTGGCTGGCTTCTCGGAGAAGATAATCAAAAGTTTCACGGAGGCAGGGCGAGGCATGGGCTATAAATGAGTGTTTTATACATCGTGCTTTGATATAATATCCACCTTCAATAATCATAGCGTCCCCTTTAAACGAAAAAATCTCTTGGAGGTATGCGGGTCAAACGACGAAGACCCCCCGATACGTTACCGTATCAGGACTCCAAGAGAATATTTAATAATCAAGAATAATCGTCGTTTTCTGTTTCGCATTATTATCCCTAACCTTCTATTTCCTCCGTGTCAAGAGCTTCCTCTTCGACCGCCTGAGAATAATGCTCAATCCAGTACGGGCAAAAATGGTTTGGGCTACAATACCCGACACATCTCGCATCCTCGCCTATCTTTGTTTCGATAGCGTACTTATCGGTGTTGGGCTTCCCTTTTTTAAGCTTCGCCTCCAGCATCTCTTTGAAAGCCACGGCCTCTTCCTGAGAGTTAAAGTTCTTCGTGGCCTTCTTGTTCCCCTCTTTCTTGACCGAATAAACCGTTTCGTGCCTCCACCTCTCTTCCGGGGAACAAATCGGTGTTTCCTCTATGGGGAGCAGGAAGAGGGCAATTCTTTCCCTCAAATATGCCTCTGTATCAGCGTAAGACCACACAGGAACGTTTATCTCGAAGTGGGGCTTGTTGGGATACCCCTGTTCGTATTGGGCTCGTCTCCGTACCCAATTCATCAAGAACATGTGCCCCGTGAGAGTGGTAATTGACATGCCAAAAACCGAATACATA